AAGATTTCCTTTAAGCCCATCCCATAAGTGGGCTGCTTGCTCTTTACTGATAGTACCCATAATTGATTCCTTTTCTAGATACACTAGCCCCCGCCGCAACGGGGTTTTCTTATGTGGTTTAGGGGCGCTGCCCACAGCATCCCCAAGTGCCCCGTGCTGGAATCGAACCAGCAACCTACACATTAGGAATGTGTTGCTCTATCCATTGAGCTAACGAGGCTATGACGTTTATTTATATCTAACGCTGGCCGTTCCTCACGCACTCCCTCACCGTTACCTATAGGCCATCTTGGGATGTACGCGGTTTGCTCGTGGTCTGTCACACCACAGGCGAATCCCCTTTATAACCACATGGACAAGTCAACATGCGGCAGGGGCTGTATCACCAGCGCTTGCTCTATTCAGTTCGCATATAACGTCTAGCTGCGGCCCTTGCCTTGCGGTGGTTGCTCGCTGCCAGTGATTACTAATCTACATGTGTTGCTGTGGTTTGTCTAGTGTTAGGTTTGCGGCTACCCCCGTTTGATGCAAACATGGTGGCAGTGGCAGCTTTACACCACCCCCGCCGTTTCACTTTTGCCGAACCCGGAAAAATGATAATAAAAAAGTAGCGCAACGACTTGCGCACCAACACCTACTCATATACAGTAATAGATAGAAGGAAAGAACAACACCGAAAGGCAAAAACCATGAACATCCCAACCAACATCACCACCGACACCCACAAGATCACCGCATGGTACGAACTCGACCCAGGATGCAACGGAATCCTTGTTGACACCAACGGCCACACCCTCGAAGAAATCACCAAAGACCTACTAGACTTCTTCAACAGCATGGATGAAACCGCCGAAACCTTTGAACTTGATAACATCATTGACGAATATAACAACGGCGAAGATGTGACCATCAAGTTGAACGGCAAGCTGCACAAAGAAATCTTAGGCGGCGCGCAAGACCCCGAGAACCTACAAAACGTCACCGTGGTTATCCATGCGGAGGAAAAGTAGGAAGAAACGCCCCTAGAAAACGCGGAAAAGCCCCCACTCAATTAAGAGTGAGGGCATTAAACATTAGGCTCATCACGCGGCCAATAAGCCGGCAAATCCTCCCGAATCTCAGCAGGCAAAGCATCAATCAAAGGATCGCGCGGATGCTTCCTACGCCACTGTAAAATGTAAGACAGCGACACCTGATACTTGCCAGTGACGCGCTTCAAGCCATCTTCAAGATCCTTAACTTTGATATTGAGCCGGTCAATCTTGCCGTTTAATTCATCCTTCGTCTTTTGATTCTCAGCACGCACCTCCGTTAAAAACGCCTGCCATTCAGGGGCGCGCGCCTCAACCTCCGCAGTTTCCGTCTGTGACGAAGCCGTCATCTTCGCGGTAAAATACGCAGCCGGAACACCAATAAGCGCAGTCACAGCACTGATAAGGCCAATGACCCATTCCATAGGATCACTCCTTACTGATTGTGATTACGTTCTTTTTGCCCCTGCCGAATCCCCACGCTATGAAGAACGCGGCGGCGAAGTAGTTGATGGAACTCACGTATGCTCGCGCATTCTCGCCAGTGATTTGTATCCCGAAAAAGCTCAGAAGCCACACGATATTCAGGAGGACACACGCGGCCACTGCTACTGGCATCAATCTTCGGAATATAATCGATGCGATACACGCAAGCCCGATTACTATCCACACCGTAGCCCAGGCAGGCGGTGGCAGAAGTCCCTCTAGCGCGTGAGCTGGGTTGCGGTCAATGTTGATTTGCCCCGGCAGGTATGAGAATCCGCGAGTTAGGGCGATGAACGTCAGCGCAAGTAGTCCTGCCGAGTCGCTTAGAAACGCCTGTTCGCTCTTCTCCCAGATCCTTTTGGGCATGGCCTACTCCCGCCGCGTCGCGTCACGATAGGCTGCACGAGCGGATTCAAGCGCATCGTCAACCGACTGGCGGGTATTATCTACCGCTTGCGTAAACTGCTCCTGCACCGGGGCATAAGTGGGCTGCGCGGCCTGATAAGCTAGTTGCAGATCCTCACGCGTAGTCTTATCATCCGAACCCTCATTAGTCTTAGCACCCGCCACCGTCAAGGCAACAGTGCCAAGGATAGGAAGTAGCTGCTCGACAATCCCCGACCAGGAATCATATTGCGCTTCGGTAATAAGCCCAGCCGCTACCAATACCGCAAGTACCGCAGCGACAACGAAATAGGCAGCACGACGTACCGCAGGTTGTGAAAGTTTACTCATTATTACCATCCTTAATAGCCGAATTGTTTAGAACTTCGTAGGCGGCAAGCGCCAACATCTCGGTCGTGGTCAAACCTTGCCCGGCGCGGATCTTATCCTCCGCAGCGTTCACCAAAGCGTCCAGATCCCAGCCCGGATACGAAGCGGCAAGATCGCCATTAATAGCGTCACGGCCACCCGTCACCTGCTGGCGAATGTCTTTCACATCGGCACCAATAGGGCCATTAAAGGCTTTAAACCACGCTTCCAAATGCTTTCGATTCTCCGCAGCTTTTTGGTCAATGTACTTCTTAAGTTCTTCAATGTCGGACAATCTAAGTCCCTCCTTTTTAGCTGGCGCGGGTTTAGCCGCCTTGCCGGTCATCTGGTCGTACCAGTACTGTGCGCGCCCCATTAGTGTTGCGTGATACTTCCCGCCCGGCGCAAGGTGGTAAGGGCAAGATGTGCCCGTGAACTCGCGGTGAAAACGAACATTCTTGCCCGCCTGCGGACGACCCAGCTTGTAGTATTTACAAATAGCCGCGACTAGATGCGCGCCCTCTTCGATAGTCTTGTTTGCGATAGGCCAATCCGCGTTCGCGCCCGCGCTATTCGAGAACTCCAAACCGATAGAAGTTTGGTTAATATGCTGATTTGCGGCATGCCAAGCAGTATCTCGATCCCACACCAACTGACCAATCTCACCCGAAGTAGTGATCTGATAATGCGCGGAAGCCTGCCGGTCTTGCCACACCTGCCAAATCTGGTCGATGGATAAAACCCCGGCGTTATGGTGAATAACAACCTTGTCGATCTTTTTCCCACCGCGGCCTGGTGTGAAGTGTTTGTTTAGGAGCTTGACGCGATCTGGTTCTAGTGTGTCCCAGTTCTTCATGCCCCCTCCTTTCGTGTGGTGTTACATTTTGACGGTGTAGACATGGCCGGTGAATGAGTCAGTACCACTTGAGGTGTTGCGCTTAATTCTGAAACTGATCGTCCCAGATGCGGTTGTCGCAAGCCCATATTTTCCATCGGGGCTTCGTTCAGGTATTTTTACATCCCCAAGATGAAGCTCTGGCTGGTTTGAAGCGAGGGGGTTGTCTCCGATTTTTTGACCGATGGCCGCGACTAGCCATGTTTCGCCTGCTGGTATATTAATAGTCGCAAGCACTGTCGACGAGCCGGAACTTCCCGAAGCCGTGCCAGATACCGGTATGGCCTCTACCCTGCCGCCTAGTTTGCCGATGATTTCACTCGTGATAGCCATGTCTGTACCCCTCTCATTAACTGTTCCATACGGGAGGCTCCTGCCTCGGGTTAGGGATTATGTAAACCTGCATAGGAGTGCTGTTATTGAAACGAATCAAAGCTCCCTTTTTAAGGGACTCGATAACCTCCGAGGATGTGAAATTTTTTTGGTTGGCATACGAAGTAGACCTTGACCCTTCCACCACGCTGCCTGTTTCTCTATCTAGTATGTCGTAGGATAGTTCATCGCTCCCACTCCATCTCGCTACCATAATAGAAATTCCAGCACGGTATTTAGGCAGTTTATATGTCACAGGAGAGCTATTGTGAAACCCGTATCCAGGGGTATTTAGACTTCCTATAATCTCACTAGTGATAGCCAATTTAAACCCCCGTGATCTCGTGTAATTCCATCGCGCTAGTATCTAACCACCAGTCGCCCACCTGTGCGCCAGGAATCGACGCAGGAGGTGGACCATCGCCCCTAAACCAAGCACGGATATTCCCAAGACGTTCAAGCGCAGCATCCAAACCATCCACATCCTCACTCTTGTGCCTATGTAAAACAGGAGCTTTATGAGCTAACCCCGGAACCGTAGGAGCCTGCGCCGTACCACCCAAATCACCCGACAGATGAATAGCGCCAGGGGCAGAAGCCGTAGCGACAGGGATAGACTGCAAAGCAGTATCGGCACGCGACAACGAATCCTGCACCGATTGTGAAAGCTCAGTCTTCTTCCAACCGTCCGATGGCGCGCCCTGCTGTGCGTTCTCCGCAGCCGTCACCGCTTCATCACGTGCAAGTCTAGACTCGTCACGTGCTTCTTCCGAGCGCTCAGCATGAGTAAGCGCATTACCGGCATGGGTAGCAGCACTAGACTCAGACTGTGCCGCATTGGTGGCCGAAGCCGCCGCCGCACCCGCATCACTATTGGCAGCAGAAGCGGACGAAGCAGCACCTGTCTCAGACTGCTCAGCGCTATCTTTAGCTTGTTCCGCTGCCGTTTTATACTGCTCCGCAAGGTCGGCATAGCCAGCCGCATCATTCTCGGATTGCGCCGCGTTAGACTCCGACACACCAGCAGCGTCACGCGCAGACTCCGCTTCAGCCAGCGCCCCCTCAAACTCGGAACGCACCAAAGCGCTAGTCTCGCCCGCAGCCGTATCAGCCGCAGCCTCAGCACGATTAGCATGACCATCCGCCGCAGTAACCAGACCATCAAGTTCAGAATGGATATCAGCAACAGTGCCACTAGCCGCAGTTTGCGCCTCATCCCGTGCTTCCTCAGCCGCCGCCTGCGCAGCCTGCGCGCCACTCTTGGCAGCTACAGCACGATCCGCGTCCTGCTTAACCTCATTACGAACAAGCTCAGCGCCATTATTAATAGCGTCATCAACCTTCGCATCCGCACGATCCGCCGCAGCCTCCGAACGCACCTGCGCCTGAATCGCCGCACGCTCCGCCTCCGCCGCATTATCCGCCGCGCGTTGCACCGCAGACACAACAGGAGGCGAATACTCAAACTGCGACTCAATCAAAGACCGCAACGTCACCGTGCCAGTACCATCAGGTACAACCACCGGAATCGGGCCTTGCGACTCCATGCCACGGCACTGCAAAAGCACACGCATGTCGCCCGGCTCCACATTGGAAACCGTAGCCTTACCATCGGTAAGAGACACCGTAACCGGCGCGGTAGAAATCACACGCCCCGCGTGCGTTGCGGAACCACCCATACGCGGTCGCCAAAATACAACTTTATCCCCAGGGCGCGCCTCGCCCCCAAGATCTGTAACGTCAATAGAAACGTTAACCATTTATACTCTCCTAAATTAGCGTTAATCATCTTGTTGGCAGCGCCCTGCTTCTGAACGAGCCAAGAACTAGGGCTATGGGGGTGGAGCGGTGTCTGCACCGCCGCCTGTCGGAGGATTGATAAATTGGCTCGACCAGCGTTTAGCGACCATTCGGGTGATTGCCCATCCCCCTAGGTGTTTTCTCCCCCACGCCACGTCGAACACGGAGACCGAAATGAAATAGTTAGGCTCGGGAACTACGAAATCGGCACCGAAAGAGACGGAATGTTCGTCACTGGATGACCTGTCGACAAACGACTGGTAGGTGTATAGATTTCCTTGTGGGTCGTAACAGTTGATGCGGTAGGTCACGTCATTGCTTTGGATTCGAATCCATGAAACGCGCGTCTCGACCGAGATTTGCCAGGATCCCCGACCTAGTAGACGCATGCCGTCGTTTTCCAGCCTCACGCCCCGCGCTGCCCCTCTTTGGCTACGAAAGGGTAAACGCCCCGTGCCTGAAAACCCCAGTCCGGAGGGCATGTATGCCTGCGCCACATCCATAATAGGATCTAGAAGGTCAGCCCTTTCATTAGCGGAGTTTGCCAAAGCCCACGTTTCCGAAAGAACCTCACCAGCAACCTCGCCCTTATCGTCAAGCTCCGTCTCCCACTCACCCCAGCGGGACTGCGTGTTATCAGGTGGGATAACAACATGATCACCGGAAGTAGGATTAATCCCCATCGTCAGCCTCCTTAATGGTGCGCCCGTCACG